CGCCCCGTCTTCGATGCCAGCTACCTAGCGACGCACGGCGCACGTATCGCGGCAGCCCTCCCCGCGATCGAGCAGGCCGATGGGCTGACGATCTGGGAGCAGCCCGATCCGACCCGCCACTACCTGATCGCCGTCGATGTCGCCGAGGGCACGGCGCAGGGCGACCTTGATGCCGCCTGCGTCTACGATCGCGCCACCTGGGAGCAGGTCGCCGAACTGCACGGGCGTTGGCCCCTGGAAGTTTATGCCGCCAAGCTCGACGCGCTGGGTCGTCGCTATGGCAACGCGCTCTTGGCCGTCGAGCGCAACAATCATGGCCACGCCGTGCTGCTGAAATTGCGCGACCTCGCCTATCCGACGCTCTATCATACCCACGACGAGCTGGTCCCCGGAGCGCCACCACAACCGAAACCCGGCTGGGAGACGACAAGCAAGACGAAGCCGTTGGCGATCGGCGACCTTGCCGCTGGGCTACGCACCCAGCGGCTCATCCCGCGCAGTCAGGCGTTGCTCGACGAGGCGTTGGTCTACGCCTACCAGGATAACGGCAGTATGAGCGCGCCGCCATCCTATCACGATGACCTCGTCATCAGCCATGCCATCGCCGCGCATCTGCTGGCGCTGCCCGATCCGGGGGTGCGTGCGCTCGGCATGCTGACCCAGTGGCAAACCCTGGTGCAGGGCCAACAGCCCACGGGAGCATTTCCTGGTGCGCCACCGCCCGAGTATCTGCCCCACGAGAGGTAATGGTTATGGCTGCTCTTCATCTGCTGCATCTGCGCGTACGTTTGGCCACGCTCTCTCGTGCCGCGCCCGAGCCAGCCCGTGACGAGCGTGGCCGCTTCCAGGCGGGATCATCGAGCCACCACGACCAACTGGCATCCGCCGAGGCTGCCCACCCGCAGCGCGCCGACGGCACCCCCATCGGGGGGCACGGTTATGCAGCACATCGTGAGGCCGATCACCTGCGCACGAGCCTGGGCAAGGTCGCGGCGAAGGCGGCGGAACTGCATGGCCAGGGACACCACGATCAGGCCGAGCAGCTTCGGAGCCTGATCACATGGCGCGACGCACAGGGCGTCAACGCCATCAAGGATCGACTCTCGACACTGGAGCGCACCGCCATCACGAGTGCCGACCATCTCGACGCCAAGAGCATCGCCGAATTGCAGCACCTCTATCGCCTCTATCACGATCGCGTCGGACGTAAAGGCTTGGCGGCGGCGACGCGCACACGGCTCGAAGATGAGAGCCGCCGCATCAAGAGCTACCTGGGGCGTCGCAGCATCACGGCGGCACCCATCCAACCGAGCGGTATGCTGACCAAGTCCGATCGCGCTGATCTGGCGTCGCTCGTCGATGCAGCGATCACGCCCGATGCGGCAACCCCACGAGCAGCACAGGCGAGCACGATCCGCTACGAGGGGCAGATAGCCATCCATGGGGCTAATGGCCGGATCATCGGCAATAGCAGTGCGGGCACGGGCAAGACGAGTGGTGGGGGACGTAAGCCCGCCACGTACGCGACCGATATCCCGCTCGCACAGATCAGCCCCAACCCCGATCAGCCGCGCAAGTTCTTCGACCCCGTCGCACTACAAGAGTTGGCAACGAGCATCAAGGAGAATGGCCTGCTGCAACCGATCACGGTGCGCCCCCATAAGGGCGGCTATCAGATCGTCGCGGGCGAACGGCGCTGGCGTGCCTCCCAACTGAATGGTGCTCAGACCGTTCCCGCGATCGTGAAGACCCTCAGCGATCAGCAGGTGCGCGAGTTGTCGCTGATCGAGAACCTGAGCCGTGCCGATATGACCAACGGCGAGACGGCACGCGCCTTCCAGGGACTCCTCGATGGTGGCATGACGATCAAGCAACTCTCCGAGAAGACGGGCAAGAGCGAGGCGTCGATCCGCGATCACTTGGCACTGCTCAGCATCGAACCGCACTTGCAGAAGCTCGTCGACACGGGACGGCTGCGCTTTGGGCTGGTGATGCCCTTATCGCGTCTCTCGCCCAAAGGACGTGAAGACGCCGCCAGCCGCATCCTGACGCAGGATCTGGGCGTGCAGAGCGCCAAGCGCCTCATCCAGACGATCTACGACAAGGAGCACCAGACGACTATGTTCGGTTCCTCACCCCAACTCTCCGCGACGGCCAAGGCCGCACGCTCGACCTATCACGATGCCGTGACCAAAATCACGGATGCGCTCGCCACCCTGGATGACGAGACGATGGCGCATCTTATCCCGACGATCGACTCGCCGCTGCAAGAGACGCAACGCCTCGACCTGATGATCAAACAACTGTCCCGCATGCGCAACGCGATCGACTATCAGCGCCACAACCAGGACACGGTCGCCCCACCCCAGCAACGGCTCTTTACGATCTCCGCACGGCTCCAGGCGATGATCGCCTGAGAAAGTTGGCACCCCTATGCAACGTTATCAACGCAAACAGCGCCGCACCCTTGACGCCCATATTGTCATCGCCGCCCAGCACCCCGTCGTCGTCGGCATGAAGCGTGCCTGGGATGGTCGCATCAAAGCGGACATCGCGATGGCCGAAGCTGGCCAGATCTACGTCATCGAGCGCGTCGAGGACGCCAATGGCACGCATCAGGAATTCTCGCTCTGGGATCGCAAGGACTTCCAAGCGGAATTCCAACCACACGACGAGGACGAAGACCAGTATGTCGTGCCGCGTCGCAATGCCGCCATCACCCGTCCCCTGCCGGCGCCCGATCGTCGTCACGAGCAGACAGTCGCGATCCCCACGTTTCGCCCCCATCCTGACTACGGCTTCTAATCATTCCCCCTGATCGATTCAGCGTCCACTGAGGTCTCCCATGAGCCGTCGCTCCCGCCGTGCCCGCCAACCGAATACGACCCGTGCGACAGTCCCCAGCGGCTCGCAGGCACGCCCGATCCAGGCGGGACCGATCAACCCTGGCAATGCCGCTGGCGGGATGAACACCACCCCCGTCGCGGCGTACCAGCCCAAAAGTGGCTCCCCGGGCTATACGCTCTTCTCGCCTGGCGATCCGATCCGCCCGATCCCCGGCCTCGACGATGGCTTCGGTGGCCCACGCCAATGGGCCTACCCGGTCGGCGGCAACATCTATACCCAGCCACGCGCCAACGAGTCGGTTGGCTTCGAGCAGTTGCGCAACGTCGCGGCACTGGCATATGGCGTCCAACTCTGTGAACGCGTGATCTTCCGCATCATCCAGCGGCTGGAGATCGCCATCACCCCCAAGGCGCAGTACCTCGACAGCGCCGATGATGCGAGCAAACCGCAGTGGACCGAACCCGCCAAATACATGCAGGAGTGGCTGCAGGAACCCGACCATCGTGGCACCGACCTCAACGACTGGCTGGTGGCGGCGACCCGTGACCTGCTGGAGATCGACGCGCTGGGGATCTACCATCGCCCCACCCGCAACGGCAATCTCTACGGCCTGGAACTGGTCGCGGGTGACACGATCGCCATCCGCTACGACGCGGGTGGGCGCATCGCCCTGCCCCCCGCCCCCGCCTTCCAGCAGGTCGTGTATGGCTCGCCCGGGTTGCTCTTCAGTAGCAACGAGATGGACTACATCAAAGAGATCCATCGCACCGACAACCTGTATGGCGTCTCACCCGTCGAGTCGGTCTTGCTGACGGTCAATCAGGCGCTCCGCAAACAGAGCTATGACCTGCGCCGCTACACCGACGGTGCGACGCCCACCGGTGTCTTGCAGACCAGCAACGCCGCCTTGTTCAACTTGACCGCCGAGCAGATCCAGGGCTTCGAGATGATGTGGAACGCGATCCTGGCGGGCAACGACCAACTCCGGCATCGCACCAAGGTGGTGCCTCCCGGTTTCACGTTCCAATCGCTGCAAGAGAACGCGATCGCCACCGACTTCGACCGTTGGCTGCTCAACATCATCGTCGCGGCGTTCGGCCTGACGATGGATGAGATCGCCATGACCGAGACCAGCAATCGCAGCGTCGGCGAGAGCCAGGAGCACGTCATCTATCGCAACGCCGTGCAGCCGCGCACCGCGCTGCTGGCGCGTTATATGACACGCAAGGTGATCGCCCGCTACGATGGCATGCCACTGTCGGCGACCAACGCCACCGTCAGTCGCGCCAAGGCTCCGACCAAGGCCAAGCTAGGCACATGGGACAGGCGCTATCAGGTCGAATGGCGTGGCATCGACGAGCCGGAGGACCTCAACGCCAAAATTACGGCGGCGGGCCAATTGGTCGACAAAGGCATCATGGGCCGCACCGAGGCCAAGCGCTGGCTGGGGCTGCCTGTTGCCCCCAATGAACCGGAGATTCCCGCCGCGACCGCTGTGCAAGGCGGCGTCGAGGGGGTCGTCTTCTGGGAGGATGCCGTCGATCAACGTGGCCTGGTCAAACAACAGTTGCAGACGAAGGTCGACACGGCGACAGCGACACTTAAGATCAGTACCGATCAGGGTAAGCAACTCGACGACCAATTGCAGCAAAATGCGGCACAAGCGGCGAGCGATGTGCCGCCCGACGATAGCGCCGATCCGTCAGATGATGCCAGCACCAACGACGCCGACGCGACGAGTGACGACTCCGGCAGCAGCGCAACGAAGAAAACGAGCCGCACGGCGGTCGCTGACGAGTGGCGGCGCTATCGGGATGTGGCGCTGCGAGCCGTCAAGCGTGGCCAGCCCGTGAAGCCCTTCATCAGCACGATCCTGCCCCACGATGAACACGCAGTGGTCGCACAGCACCTGCTGTCTGCCAGCACTCCAGAAGAGGTTCGTACCGTGTTTAGCGCCGCACGCACAGCGCCATCGCCAGCCGCTCCTGATGCCATCAAGCACACGGGGTGCATGGTCGCCCTCTATCTGCCCTCATCCCTAGGCCAGCAGGTAGCGATCCCCGGTGGTGAGCCGATCAGCGATCTGCATATCACGCTGGCCTTCCTTGGTGACACGACCGAGGTGGCGATCGACCACTCCGCGCTCAACCTGTGTGTGGCGCGCTGGGCACATGCTCAGCAACCATTCATGATCGACATCGCGGGGCTGGGACGCTTCACGGGGGATGGTGTGGTCTCGCCGATCTATGCCACCGTTGCCAGTGATGATCTGATGGCGGCACGCAGCACACTCGTCACGGCACTCGCCGCAGCGGGTTTCACGGTCTCACGTGACTATGCCTACACGCCACACGTAACCTTGCTGTACCTGACCGCCGATGATCCGATGCCCGACCTGCGGCTACCCCCGCTGCACACGACGATCGGCCAGGTCACGGTGGCCTATGGCGGCGATCTGACGACCTATCCGCTCAGTGCTGGTCAGACGCCCCCTGTGCCCGATGCCACTGACGCAGTCGTTGCCGAACTACGCGCATTGAAGGCGGCGATCGTGCGCGGCATGGATGGCTACCGATGAGCCGCCTGCATCCGGCGCACGCCGCCGATCTCTTGACCCGCGCCATCGCGCAGGTCGAGCGTGCCCCCGTCGCCCCGCCCCGTGCGCTGATCTACAAAGCGGGGCTGGTCGAGGGACGCTTCGCACGGGATTATGCCCTGCCGCTGTACCTCATCTGGCGATCCTATCTGCGCAGCCAGGTACCCACCCTCTCCTCCATTGAACGTGCGTTGCGGCGTGCCCAGAGCTATGGCCGCTGGTGGGCGGTGCTGCGTCTGCTCGACGCGGGGCACGCGCCACCTCAGCCGATCCCGTCACGCCTGCGGGTCTGGCCGACCAGCGCCCAACGCGCCGACCTGCCCGACGACACGACACCGATCGATGCAGGCACCGAGGGCGCGATCGACGCCAGCACGGGCGAGCCACTTGATGCCCGTGCCCGCGACGCTGACGCGGCGTTCTTCGATCAGCCCTGGGTGCAAGACTATCTCATCAACGCCGACCAGGATGTCGTCTCACAAGGGGTGCCCCGCGAGGCGGCGCAACCGATCCTCGACAGCGTCGGGCGCGAGTTATCCTACTATTCCTGGCTCGAAGGATCGTTCCTCAGCGATATGCAGGTCCTGCAATTGCTCGACGGGTTCTTTAACACCCAGGCGGCGACGGCGGCGGGTCAGCAGTTCCTCGACGCGGCGGGCCTCGTCGGGTCGTTCGATCTGCACGACCCCAACACGCTCGAATATCTGCGCCGTCAGGCAGGGGCCTACATCACGGGCGTCAGCGAGCACACGCGCCAGACGGCAGCCCAGGCATTGTGGGAGGGCTTCAGCGGCACGGGCGAGGGCAAGTATCTGGCGGTGGATGGCATCGCGAAGTATCTTCAGAACCAGATGAACGCCTACCAGAACGAACTCACGGGAATGAGTGATCGGCGTGCGCGGCTGATCGCCGTCACCGAGGTTGCTCGTGCCGAGTCCTTCGGCGGCTATGTCGCGATGTTGCAAAGTGGCGTCAGTCGGGTGATCTGGATCATCACCCGTGGGGCGTGCATCATCTGTGAGGGCAATGCGGGGCAAGGGTCGATCCCGATCCTGGACGTGTTCCCCTCGGGACACCATTCTCCGCCTGCGCACCCTTGCTGTCGTTGCTCCTGCGCAGCCGAACTCCCGTCAGGGGGTGCCGCCGACGCCTTCGATCCGCGTGACTGGGCTTGGACGCCCGACCTGCGCCAGATCGATCGCATGTTCAGCGATCCGTCCTACGCCCTCTGGCCGCAGCAGGTCGTCGATCTGCGGCGCCCCGACTTCGCGCTACTCGACCGCGCTCAGGTCAGCCTCGTGCAGTGGGACGACCTGCCACGGGCGATCCGTGATGTGCTGACGCCCGACGCGCTCAACGCGATCCAGCAGCGGTTGGGCAACACGGTCGTCGTCGATGATATGATGGAACGACTGCAAGCGTTGATCGACAAGCGCGTCGTCAAGCATGCCCCGGGCGAGACGATCACCCCGCCGGAGGTTGTCAGTGGCGCGGCGGAGTTCACGCTCGACGATATCCTGGCCGTGACCCCCGCCGAGGACCTGACGGCGATCGAACAGCAGATCCAGGCCAATGCCGCCGACGCCGTGCGGCGTTTCCGCGAGGAGATGGGGTTGGAATGAGTGGTATAGTGCGTCAAAACGAGGATACCATGCCAGACGATACGACAATCCCGCTCGACATCGCCGTCGCCGGATCAGAGGCCATCGCGCATTACCAGGCGCAGGTCGCTGCGTTGGTGGCGCTCGGGGATCGTGCGGAAGATGCCAGCGCGTCTGTACTCGACCAGTGGGAGACGATCCACAGCCCCCACCTGCGGGTGACGAGCACGACCACCGCTGAGAAGACGGTCAGCATGACATCACTGGCCACACTACGGCTACGCCTCGCGACGCTGCAACGCAATTATACGTATGTCGATAGTCACGGCAATACCCACGCGGTGGCGCAGGACAGCAAAGGCCACTGGATCAGCAACGAGGTCGTCGGCCATGAGATAGTCGTCATGCAGCCCACGAAGGCAGGCAAGCTGAACGCGAGTATCCATGCCACGAGCGCACGATTACAACAGACGCACGGACTACCGCCCGAGATTTCACCAGGATCGCCACTGAAACCAAGCAAAACAGTGGCGGCGACGCGCCAAATCTTGATGCAGCGTGCGCGAGAGCTTCCGCTTATGCCTCATACACCTCTTGTTCCTACGTCAGCCTAATGTCGGTCAAGGTGGTCCACAATGGCTCTCGCCCTCACTGCCCTGCGCCTCCGTCTCGCCGATCTCGTGCGCAACCACGATAATCGAGATAGCCAGGGCCGCTTCACACCGACAGGACGCGACAACCTGACGCACCAGCCCCTGACCCACGAACAGCACGCGGCTGCCATCGCCGCGCTCGACAAGACGAAAGGGCGTGGCACGGGGATCTGTGGTCATTGTACGAAACTGCTCAATGGGCCACGCAAAGGGCAGCATCTTGGTGTCGTGCCCATCATCAAAGGCGCCCACTACAACGACGCGCTCTGCCCCAGCCACATGCACCAGACGCTGCACACGTTCTATCGCAACCGTGGCCTGAGCGATGCCGAAGCCCATCAACGGGCCGAGGCCCAGGTTCGGGCTGGTTGGTCGGCGGAGGATCTCGCCACGCTCGACTACACC